CGATCTCTTCTGAAGCGGTCGCTTCCCCGTCTTTGGCTGGCTCCGAGGTCGCCGGCGTACCGGTCTCCTCAGCCACAGCCTCCGCTACGGGAGCTTCCTCATCTTCCAAGACAACTTCAGCATCTACTGCCGTGTTGTTGTTCTCCATTTTTTCTCAATTAGTGGGTCTGTCCACTAAAATGTTTGCACCGGCGCTACCAGCTTCTGCACATCGTCCTCGATGCGGTCCGCCAGCTTCATCGCCTTGTCCTGATCAATCTGACCAGCCTTTGCAATCGTTTCCTCGGTCTTCGCCCGCGTCTCCTCAGCCCTTGCCAGCGTAAGCACCGTGTCGGCCTGTGCCTTTGTAGCGAGCGCATTTGCCCTTTGCGCCTCTGCTGCGAAGTACTGCGTCTGTGCGTCCGGTTGGGCGTTCTGGGCCTCGGCAAGGAGCTCCTGGGCCTCTTGCTCGGTGGGTTTAACCGCCCCCATCTTCAGCAGCTTCTTGCGGAAGTAGCTCCGCACGTCACCAAGCCCTTCGCCTTCCATGTTCATCATCGCCATGGACGATAGCACGTTCATCGTCTCAGGGTCTTGCGTCACCGCCATCATCGAGAGCAGCGCCTGCACCGTCGCCTGTTTCTTCGTCGTTGAAGACGGCCCCACGTCCACCGCCACATCGAACTCAGCTTCCGAGAGGTCGTTGTCGTACTCAAGCTCACCGCTCTCAGGGTTAATGACCGGTGTCATGAGCTCAATCTCGTCCTGCTCGCCGTTGGCTGTAACCACCTTCATCTTGCGCTTATCTTCCACGAACACGTCTTTGGCCATGGACAGCCAAATCTCGCCCACGCGCTTAATGGCTTTCGCCATGTTCGAGACGTAGATGTAGCTCTGCATATCGAGGCGCTGCATCACCAAGTCCACAGCTTTGCTCGTAACGTGGGACACCATCTTGTCCCCGTTGCCTTGGCTCCCAAGGAGCTGCTGCATATCGACGTCTGTTACCTGCAAAAGCGCCCCCATCGCCGGCGGGATCTGAGGGGATTTCGTGTACGCCAACGGCGGCGCCGGTTGCACCGCGCCTTGCGCGTCCGTAATCCCATTCACCAGCAGGTACGGGTAGTTCTTGAGGTTGTCTTCCGCCCACATCACCTGATGCCCCGCTACCTGTTCAGGCATGAAAATGGGCTTCTCCATGGACGAGAGCGCCGAAATCTCTGCGAGCTTAGAGAGCTGCATGTTCTTTAGACGCTGCATGTCTTTGGCGAGCCGCACATGCCCCATGCACCGCTCCACGTTGTCCACAAACCAGCGCTTGCCGTACACCGGCACAATCGGGATGCACCGCCCAGCAATGTACCCGCAGTCCTCAAGGATTTTGCCCCCAGACATAATCCACTTGTGAACCTTCTTCTGCTTAATCTTCTTGCGCTTAACTTCCTTGTACCCAAGCGCCTCCATCTCCTCCATCTTGCCTTCCTTGAGCACCGACAAAAGCTCCTTCTCCTCATCCCCCGTCAGCCCCTCAAACGTCACCATGTAGTCGGTCGTCTCCTCCACACGGTAGTACTCCGCCACATACACCACGTCCGGTGTCTGCCAGTCGAACTGGGTGCGCGTAATCTCCTTCGGCCACGTCGTAGGATCATCCCCCCACTCCGCTTCGTAGTCCTCACGGGTTAAGGCCGTAATCACAAAGCACCGTTTCGCGTCTGCTTTGTCCTGCCGCTTCGCGTTCAAGTCAAAGTACACCGAGGAGTCCGCATCATAAATCGGCTCAATGCAGATGCGCTGCTCGTCGCTCTCACCGCTGTACTCGTCCTCGTACTCGTTGCGCAAACGCAACGCCCCAAACCCACCCGTCACCGCCTCTTCAAAGGCGTTGTCGTACGCCTCTTCCGCGCTTGAGTCCACTTCCGTTGCCCGAAAGAGACCGTTGCACGTCTCCGCCAGTGACTCGTACTCTTTCTCCTTGGGGACGTACTCCACCGTGATGCGGTTCGACCGGTAGTCGTTAATGATGCGCATCACCGCCAGCTGCGTCTTGTTCACCTCGAACCGAGGCCGGTTCTCGTACTGCTCAGAAAGCGGCCCCTCCCACTGAGCCCCTGGGATCGAACAAAACCGGCGGTCTTGCAGGCACTGCAAACGCTCGTTCCTGAGCACCTCTTGTATGCGGTCAAACTCCGCAAGCGCGTCCGCGTGGACCTTAACCGGATCGTTCTTCATGCTCATCATCATGCGGGTTTAAGGGCTTGTGTCAATGGGGCTGGGGCAGGGGCTTGGGGGTTGCAGGGGCTCGGGGGCTTGTGGGCATGGGTACGTCTACTTCCTCGAGAAGAAGTTCATCACCGGCACCACGTCAATGAGCTTCTGCATCCGCTTCTTCAGACTCAAGGCCGCTCGGTTAAGCCCGCTCACCACCAAGTACCGCGTCGCATCCATCAAGTGGTCGTTCTCCTTCACTACCCGACCCTTGTCATCCCGCCGGTACAACCGGAACTCCGCCACCCAGTTCGTCATGCTCTTAAACACCTTCAGCCGCCCCGTCGACATCCGCTGCCACACATCATATATCCCCGTCTCCACCGCGTTGTTCGCCACCGTCAAATCCAACCCCATCTGCCGGTACCTCACAAACAACTGCTGCCCGTCCACCTGCGTTCTTCCACGCGACGCCGGATCAATCACCCCAGGTATCCCACGCCCCCTCGCGTTAATCGCCTCCGCGTGAATCGCCGGCTCCGCCTGCCCTCTGTAATGCTCCGAGTACAAATACAGCGTGTCACTCTGCTGGTCCAGAGCTCCAAACACCGCTGCTGTCTTGTTCCAGCCCACGTCCATCCCAAACACCCGCGGCCAGTGCACCGGTACTTCAAAGTCCGGTACCACAAGCTCGCTCTCGGGCACCGGATATATCGCCCCTGCCCCCAGCTGCGGCACGCCCTTCGACCGTGCATCCCTCTGGAAGGGCGGTATGCTCGACCACAGATCCTCCTTCTGCTTTTGGCTCAGGTGCGGCACGTCGTCCCACGTCGCCATCCCAACGAACTTCGTCCCCTCCGCCCGCTCCGCGACCTCCCCGTCCTTCAAGAACGCCATCACCGTCTCGCTCATCCCCAACAGCGGCGTGAACGTCAGCATCACCATACCGTCGTTCGTCATCGTTCGCAGCAGCGACTCCGTGTAGATGTCCAATGGCGGCTCCTCGTCCAGCCAGATGATGTCCTGCTCCGTCCCCTGGAAGCTCTCGCGCCGCTGGTCGTAACTCTTGAGCGTTAACCGCGACTCTCCGCCTGAGGCGTGCCGGACCACGATGATTTCCACCGCGTCAGCGATACCGGCCTTGGCCGACACCCGCAGGATGTCTTCCTTCGGGATGAGGCCCGTGCCGTGGCTCCCAGCCGGTCCCAGCAGCTTCGTCTGCAAGATGTCCCGTGAGGTCTTACCGGTGTCCCCCGCCGCCCACGCCGAGATAGGACGGTCGAACCGGCGGCCCTTCCACCATGAGGGGTACCGGCCCGTCAAGTGTACCGCCATCTCGAAGCCGCCGATGCCTTCCGTCTTCCCGACGCGGTTAGCTGCCATCATCAGACGCTCCTTGTACTTTGCCCCCGCCTCGAAGAAGGCTAGGTGCTTTTTGTAGAGCTCCCGCCTGAGGGGTCCGGTGTCTGGGTAGTAACCGAGTAAACGGCGCTCGCGCTTGCGGCGCTGGAGCTCCTCCAAACACAAGACGAGTTCTGCTTTCTCTTCTGGACTGAGTTCTTTCACGGTCTAATAGCGACATTCACGGAGACGCCGCCGTCTCCGCTGTAAGTTCCGGATGGGTTCAGGGGGTTTTAGGTATGTTTGGATTCGTGATTTGTTTATAAGTCAAAATGCAAACTAGTGCTGGAATCCCTGAAGGCTGATACTAAACTCGTTTTGATTGCATGGAATCACTATGAGTTAATCTATTAGTCTTTACAATCGCAGTCATGTATACTTGGACTTCAAGTACCACTTTTCTCTCCAACCTCCTCAGCGTCAACTACTTCACCTGTTTCGATGCCTGCGGGCGATAGTCCTTCGCGCAACATACCAGCGACCCTTTGCCTTATTTCGGCGTCGGATAGCGTGGAGACGGCGCCTTCTGCAGCTTGGTTTGGCTTGTCTTGGCGTGGGAACATCTTCGAGAGAAGCGCGCAGTACGTCTTGGGATCCCTTCTTCCCACTTCTTCTAAGTATGCGGGACCACCAAGACGTTCAAAGGATGTTTGCATGGCTTCCTTAAGGAACGTCGTGAACTTGTTCGGTGTTCCTTTAGCCCTTCCCGTAAGGTTTCTATCAAGTGCCATCTTTTCCTAAAAGATTCGCAACATAGGGCTCAACGCGAGAACATCCACGCACCAGGTACACAAAAAATGCGCATTTCGCACTTGCCACCCCTCCCCATTTGCGCCAACCTTGCACCAAGCTTGCAACGTGCAAGCGAGACGAAAACCCCACAAACCCATGCAAACCAACAACTTCCTCGCCTCAATCCAAGCCAAGCGCCAAAAGGTACAAGCAGACCGCGCGAAGGCCGAAAGCTGGTACGACGCCAACCCTCTAAAGGCTTCAGTGCTTTCTGGTACCGCCTTCGAGTTGCGCGAATTGGACCGCATAGAAGCTGATTATCTGGCTCAGATGCAACTCATTACGGACCGCGCCGCATATGCAGCGCTCCCTTGGTACAAAAAGCTTTTCGCAACCCAACCCTAATCACCCCTAACCAACACAAACCCATGAAAAACAACCTCTTATCCCTCGGCTTCCTCACCCTCACCGCTGTCGACACCCTCGGCCTCTCCCAGCTCACGCTGACGCTCCCTGAAGCGCTCTGCGTCATGCTCCTTTTCCTTTGGAGCACCATCTTGCTTTGGCGTTCACTCCTTTCCTAAACCCCTTTACCTGAGTCAGTAAAACCAAACCAAACCAAACCAAACAAAAATGAAAACCGAAACCTACACCGAAACCGTTCCAGCCGTGTACGTTGGAACTTATGCAAAATACAACTCCGGATCCATAAAAGGAGCGTGGATAAAGCTCGAAGCCCATACCCCTGAAAGCTTTAGGGAAGCATGCCTTGAGCTGCACAAGGACGAAGCAGACCCCGAACTTATGTTCCAAGACTTCGAAGGCTTCCCGCGTGCGTTTTACGGCGAAAGCTACTTATCCCCAAGCCTTTGGGACTGGATTGAATGCACTGAAGAAGAGAAAGAGATTTGGGCCGCGTACATTGAGGCCTTCGGATACTCGTATGACGAATCCTCACTCAGCCATGCACAAGAAGCTTTCGCTGGTCAGTTTAACTCAACCGAAGCCTTCGCCGAAGAGTATGTTTCGGAACATTAC